GGTAGAAGATAATGTCAAGTAATCAGGTTGCACCACCAAGACTCCCAGAACCGCCGATAGAGTATACACAGCAGTACATGGCGGATCTTGTGCGTTCAATGCAGGTTTTTATTGAACAAGAGCGTAACCCTGGAGAAATGCGCGGCACTAAGTTAACACTGACGGATCTGCCCACGTCCGCTACTGGACTTGAAACAGGAGCGCTGTATAATGATAGTGGCACAGTAAAGGTTGTGACATAATGAAACTAAAAGATTTAGTAAAAATAGCGGCCCCCATAGCAATTGGCAGTATTGCACCAGGATTAATGCCTGGAATGAACCCTATTTTGGCTAGGGGCTTGGCTTCTGGAGTTGGTAGTTTGGTCATGGGAGGCAAACCAAAAGACGCATTACTAGCTGGAGCGCTTGGCGCAGGTGTTGGCGCACTGTTCCCTGGTCAGCAGGCGGGAGCCGAACAAATGTCCGAGTTAGACGCATCTTCTAAACTAGCAAATTTAAATCAATCTGCTATGGAACAGGCCGCAGGTTTAACAAAAAATGTTGCTGAAAACGTAGTAAAGGGTGGTGCTGGAACTGGTGCAGCAAATACAGTTGCGCCCGTAGCCGCTGACACGATGTCTGCAAAACTACTTGAAAGTCTTGGAGCTGATAAAGATAACTTTTTATTTAAAATACTAAACTCACAATTAGGAGAGGGTATAGCGGCTGGCCTTGTTGCTCAATTATTGGCGGGTGATGATGATGATGAAGTTGTAGGTGAGTTTGAGCGTAGGCCGTTTGGCGCAGGTGGTCCTGGGGGTAAGATTGGGGGTATTAATTACGCCGAAGGTGGAGAGGCAATGAAGCCAAAACGTCAACCTACTATTATGGACATAATTAATAATTTCAAAACCATAGAAACGCCATTTGGCTCTGGGGTTACAAGAGATCAAAGATTAGAGTTATTAAAACGTCTTGGAATGGTTCAAACCGCAGCAAAAGGTGGCGAGATGTCTTTTCCTCGCCGTAATGGTGGCATAGACCCTTCAGAGGGTTCTGGTACAAAAGACGATGTCCCTGCGCTCTTGTTGGCTGGCGAGTTTGTCCACACCAGAGAGTCCAACGAGGGTTTGGGAAAAATGATGGGGGCAAAGACAAAAGATGAAGCTGCAAGAAAAGGCATACAAGCTCAATATGAACTTATGAATGCTTTTGAAAGGATGGCATAATGGCTACTCAAACCATAGAACAGGTACAAAGATTAGCACCTTATCTTGAAGGGCTTGAAAAGCGAATCTTGCAAACAGCGTTTGGTGAGTTTGATGGTGATAAACAAACATCTAAAGGAATACTAGACACACCTTTAGGGCTTCCAGAGCAACAAGTAGCTGGGCTTGATCCACTGCAACTGGCGGCGCAAGAACAAGCGTTGCGGCAGTTTGGCATGTTTCAGCCAATGGTTCAAACGGCTGGTCAATTATCAGCTTCTGGCATAGGCCAAGGGCTTGCAATGCTTGATCCATCACGAGGCATACAAGCATTTATGAATCCTTACCAACAAAATGTTATTGACGAAATTAATCGTCAGGCAGCTATTGGTCAACAACGCTTAGATGCGGGAGCAGTTAGAAGCGGCGCTTTCGGAGGGTCTAGGCAAGGTGTACAGGCAGCAGAACAAGAAGGCCGCAGGCTTGGCGAAATTGGTAAGTTCTTGTCTTCTGGTTTTGATAAAGCAGTTGGAGCTTCTCAAAAAGCCGCACAATTGTTCGGTGGACTTGGGCAGGCTGCGGGAACATTAGGAGATTTGGGCAGGCTACAATCAGAGCTTGGTCGTGCTGACATAGGAATGTTGTCTCAACTTGGCGGTATTGGTCAAAGACAAACACAAGCACAGCTTGATGCACAAAGGCAAAATCTATTACAGCAAGTTCAAGAACCGTTCACTCGTTTGCAACTTGGCAGTCAGTTGTTAAAAGGCACACCATCAGGAAGCCTTTCATCTACATTTAGGAGCGTGACAGAGCCTTCTGCTAACCCATTCTTGCAGGGTGTTGGCGCTTACACAGCCCTTCAAGGCGCTGGAATGACATCCGCATAAGGAGCTTGGCATGGCGGTTTCTGGAATAAAAGGCACAGGTATAGGTGCGGTAACGCAGCCATATATGGGTATGGGAGATGAAAGTAGCGGCTTAACAATTGGCGGTGAACAGCCAACAATGATGCCTTTTGGAATTGATAGAATAATAGGAGGCACATTAGATGTTCTTGGGGGAAACATTGAAAATTTGCCTCCATTAACGCCACCTAAATCAACAGGTACATTTACAGCAGGCGACACTCCTAGAACATTGTTTACAGGAGATGGTCAATTTTTTGATGATGAACTGTCTATGCTTGAATCATCTTTAGCTAAAAAAAGAGGCATAAAAACACCACAAATGACTCCTGAAGAATTGGAGTCTCAACAAAAAGATGAGCAAAGTGGAGTTGATGATTCTGCTGAGTTTGTGGAACCTGGTGATTCAAACCCTACCGAAGATGTTATAAGATCAAGTGTTCAAGATTACTTAAATATAATTGGAAAAGAAACAAAAGCCACAACAACAGAAGAATATATAAAAGAGTTTGCTGACGCTACAGGGCTTGATGTATCTGGCAAGCCTGACAAAAGCACAGCACTTATGACATTTGGTTTAGCGCTTATGCAGAATAAGGCAGGCAAAAAGTTTGATGTGGGTAAAATGCTTGGCTCAGTAGGTGAAGCTGGAGAGAAAGCACTGCCTGCGTTTGAAAAGGCAAAGTCTGAAGCTCGTGCGCTTCGTGCAAAAGCTGGTGAGTACGCGTTGGGTCGCACAAGAGAAGATGAAAAAATTGCTCGTCAACGTGGTGGATACTATATAGTTCCAAAAGCTCAAGGTTTAGAAGGTAGAATCAAAGCTTTTACAGAGGGTAGTAAACGTGCAGATTTAAACGCATTTGAGCTAGACGCTCTTTATGAAAATGCTAATTTTAGACAAAACTTTGATATCATCCCAGCTTCTGAATACAATGATGTTTTCAAAGAGCTTACAAAAAAACCTGAATATGGTGAGATGTATGCCAGTTCATATGATAACATATCTCTTTTTAATGATGCTCCTGAAGATTTGCAAATTGGAGTTCAAAGAGTAAACGCCAACTATAAAGGCCCGAACATGCCTTCTCGTGGTTACTTTAATCAAGGCGAATATGATGTATATGCTGGCAGGCTGAACGCTATGAAAGCTGGGCTTGATAAAACAGGATCAAAGCTTGCTGAAGCATATTCAATTGTGTCCGATGATGAAGTAACAACACCAAAGCAAATCGGGGATGCCATTACCAGTTTTGGTCGCGCTTTTGGAATTAAGTTTGGGGAAGGCGCAACAGATACTGATAAAGTAAGACGTATTTTAAATGTTATATCAGCGGAACGTGCGCCAGAAATTTTAGGTGAGGCTGGTAAAACCATCTCAGATGCTGACCGAGAACGTGTTAATAGAATTGTTGGTCAGCTTGGTAGAGTAGAAGACCCAGAAAGACTCAAAGCGGCACTAGAAGATATTTATAATACTATTGTGATTGGTGGGTACAATGATGTGAACCAAGGTTTCAGCACTTTAAATATGTATGCTAACAGACCCACAACATCTAGGCCAACTAAGTTGACAAAAAGAGAAGGCACAGAAAGCACATTTGATGCAACGGTGGAATAAAGATGGGTATCATTCAAGTTAATACTCCTCAAGGTTTGGTTGATGTTAAAATATCTGGTACAGACCCAACACCTCAAGAGCAACAGAGAATTATTGATAAATTTTTTCCACAGTCACCACAAGCTGGTGGCTCTGTTGAAATGCCTACAATTCAAGAAGTTGCCGCTCAATTTAGCCAAAAAGAAGATCCTAATTTTGATTACAAAACAGGAGCTGACTCAGGCCTCCGTGCGCTATTATCTTTTGGAGAAAGCGCAGAAGATAAAGAAGCAATACTTACTAAAATTGTAGGTGCTGATGGTTTCACAAGGGATTCTGCTGGAAGACTTGCGCTCACCCCACAAGGGCAAAGAGCAAGAGAAATGGACCCTCAAGATCGTAATCTTATAATAGAAGATGAAGGTTTCTCCTTTGGAGATATAGCAGATTTAACGGGGTTGCTTCCTGAAACAGTTGGCGGTGTAGCTGGCGCAATATTGACGTTTCCATTTTTATTTGGCGCTCCAGGCGCTGCTCTTGGGGCAGGTGCTGGACAACTTTTAGAAGAAGGCATAGAGAGCGCTTTAGGTGTTCAAAAACAATCCGCAAGGGAGGTTGCCAAAGACGTAGCGACAGAAGCAGCTTTGGCTGGCACATTTGAGTTAGCTGGCGGTATAGTGTTTAAAGCTTTAGGAGCTACAGTATCTGGGGCAGGACGGCTTGCTCGTGGCGTTAATGAGCCATTAGCAGCTTCTCAACTTGATGATATCGCAAGATTAGAAAGGTTGGCTGAAAGAGGGGCAATCGGATCTGCTGAAGCGGCTGGCGCACCTGGCTTAATCGCTTACAAACAAAAGTTCGGAGAAAATGTTCTTAAAGATCATGGAAGAGTTTTAAACAATTTAAACATCATGTTAAATGATGCTGAATCATTAAGACAGGCATTTGGTGCGGCTGCTAGGGACATAGACCCACAAGAGGTTTTCTCTAACGTAACTGGAAGAAAGTATAAAGCCTTAAAAGAAGCCGAACAAAATGCCACCGAAGCTGCAAACAAAGCTTTGCGTGAAAGCATAGACGTAATTGAAAGATCATCAGTTGAGGGCTTGGATGTTAACAGAGAGCTTATCGAAAAAATATCAAACGAATTTGGTAACTCTTTGGTTCTCGTCCAACAAAAGTTTGACAATGTTGATAGATTGTTAAACAGCGTTAATTTGCCTGGAATTGGCACTGGAAGAACCGCTGAAATAATTCCAACTCAAGCAATAAAATCAAAAATTGATTCCATAGAAGATGCTTTAGGTGGCAACATCGGCACATTTGGCGACAACACAGCGAGGGCTGCTGAGTACATAAGAGGCCTCCCAGAAAATGCGTCCTTTAGACAAATTGCTGAAGGCAGAAAAATGATAAACGATGCTTTATTTAGAGAAGCATCCACCCAAGCGCAAAGAGACTTTGCTGATGAATTTTATGCACTTCGTTCTATGCTTGATGAAGCAACAGCAGGACGAGAGCTTTCTGATATAGCCGCTATGAAAATGACACCGCGACAAAGGCAGGCGTTTGAAGAAGCTGCGGCAAAACGAGAAGAGGCTATGACATTCTACAAAGAAACCATGAAAAAATGGGAAGATGTAGAACAGTTTGGAATTGTCAGAGATTTACGTCAAATGATGAAGCGAGACGGTAAGTTTGATGTTGATCAACTAACAAACAAATTGGTTAGACCAGATTCGCCAGAAAGATTAAGAACAATATATACAGCTTTAGGTGATGGTGCAGAGCCTTTCCGCGCTGCCCTTGCTAGAGACTACCTTGAAAAAGCAATGGCAAAAACAGGCGTTAGTGAGTTTGGTGATTTCACTAAGGGAACCTTTAGCGGCAGAGCTTTTTCTAGTCAGATAAGTAAATTAGGAACAACTGGCAAAGAACTTTTTGGTGAGAGTTGGGATGAGGTAAAGCGTTTATCTGAGGCTATAGAAATGGCTGGCCCTGATAAATTAAACAGGGATTTAGTTGCTAAAATAGTGGCTACTAATTCAGAAGCTGCGCCAATTGATGTTCTTAGACAACTTGTAGATGCAAAAGAATCTGTTGCTAGGGTTGACGCAATTAAAACTATAGATGCTTTTAACAAGGGAACTTTAAGCCCAGAGGATGCTATCAAAAGAATTACGTCAAAAGGGTCTAGTAGAGCTGAAGTAGAGAAAATAGTAAAGTTTTTTGAAAATGATGATGATGCCCTGCAAGCTTTGAAGGGTGCTTTAGTAGATGATATTCTTTCTACTGTTGATTCAAGTTTGTTTGACAGTGTTCAGAATGCAGAGAGATTGTTAAAAACAATACAGCAATATAAAGCAAACAATAATGTTTTAGAAAAAATTCTTGGTGATGAAGCGGCAACAGCTTTAGAAGAGTTTGCAAAAGATATAAAAATACTAGGCGATGTTTCTAAAGAGGGAACTGTTGCTGCACCTGCATATACTGCCAATCCTATTAAAAAGTACAAAGACCTAATACAGTTTAAAATCTTAAACCAAATAGGTAGAAATCCAGAGGTATACAAAGCAACTTTAAAAAGAACTAGAGGAAGGCTTGAGGGAACCGCAGAAGCAGCAAATGATAGAGTTACTCAACAAGTAGAGAACGCTGCTAATAAGGTTTTAAGCGGGGCTAGGTTAGCAACCACAACTTTACGTCAAGGAGTTGTTGTGCCTGCTGTATCTTCAGCAATAAATATTACTAGAGACAGGCCAACGATCCAGGCACCTCAGCTCACAGAGCCGAACAAAAGTTCGTCTTTAGCTGCTACAAGCCCGATAACACCAGGGCCAGCACAATTTTACGGAATACCACAGCAGGCTTCACAGCCTAGCATCAGACAAATGGCGGCGAGCAACCCTGGCATAGCACAGGCGTTAGGCATTCGCGGCCCAACAGCAGGATTATTAAACAAGCCATGAACAAAGATAAATTACGCGAAGAAATCGCTGAAGATGAAGGGTGCAAATACGAGATTTATTTGGACCATCTTGCTCTGCCAACATGTGGCGTGGGTCATCTAATTACTGAAAATGATAAAGAGTATGGTAAACCCGTAGGCACAGTTGTTGAACAAGAACGTGTACGTCAGTTGTTTGCTCTTGATATAGCCGTAACTCTTGATGAGTGTAAGGTTTTGTATCCTGACTTTGATGACCTACCAGAGGAGTGCCAACATATTATTGCAAACATGATGTTTAATATGGGTCGGCCTCGATTGTCTAAATTTAAAATGATGAAAGCGGCTGTAGACGCAAGGGACTTCAATGCCGCAGCCGATCAGATGGTCGACTCGAAGTGGTATACGCAAGTGCCGAATCGCGCACGGCGCTTGGTAGACCGCATGAGAGCGTTAGCTGATTAACTTTATTTTAAGGAACCAGCTTCATCAGTTGAATCAAAGCTACATGAAGCTGTTTCGCCTTGGCAGCATTCCTCTATAACAAGGTGACAGACGGCGCACTGCACATGACCATGCACCTCAACAGGCTGCATCTGTGTCTGACATCGAGGGCATAATCCATCTTGTATGTTTCTCTGCATTGATCCGTCACCCACCGAAATGTTCATTTCTTTTTATTCTTGCTACCTTTTGGCCTGCCTCTACCGCGCTTTTTCTTTTTAGGCTTTTCTTCTTGAATGCAATTAGGGAAGAACATTCTTAAAAATTTAGCAAACATTATAATCTCCTCATCATATCCATTGAATGCTAGGTTCGTCTACGTCTTTTTCAAACCTGTTTATTTTCCAAACAAACCAGGCCATAGCTGTTTTACCGCTACCATACCAAGCTGATTCGTGATCGCCTCGAATCAAAGTTAGTCTTTTGGTATGAACCAGAACAGTGTCTGGTGGCGTGTGTTGAAAAATCTCCTCATATCTTTTTTGACCTTCAAGAAAAGCTAGACGAAGTAGAAAAATAAATCCCTCTCCATCTTTGCTTTGCTCTTGCAGTTTATACGCATGTTTAACAAATTCATTTGCCAACTTATAAGGAGGGTTGGTCACAATCCACGGCGCTAAACTCTTTTGCTCCATTAGAAAGTCTATGTTGCGTAAATCACCATACCCACGGTCTACAAGGTCAGTGCTGTATGTTTTTATGCTATGATCTTTTAAAACCTCTGATATATGCCCCTCACCACAAGCAGGCTCCCATACATCATACGATGTTTGATTATTATTGCATAACAACCACGGGCAGCAATCAATCATCTTCTTGGTTGCGTCAGGCGGGGTTGGATAATAATCGTCTTTTTCTCTGCTGCTATCCAACTGAACCTATGCCCAAAGAATCATTATTTTTAAATGTGTCACGATACTCACGATTAACCATACGCTTTATTTGCTGGCTAATATTTCTATCTTCTTGATCACAAATCTTACGAAGTTTATTGTAGGTAGTGATATCTATACCTACTGACTTCCACTGTTTATTTTCTTTTTCCATATGAAAGACACCATAAAATGCCAAGTTATAACAAGTTCTATCATAAGAATAAATTTAATGCAAAAAAAACTGAGTGCTTAGGAATATTATTTGATAGCAAGTGGGAAGCAGAGCGATATGGACAATTGGTCATGTTGCAAAGAGCGAATCAAATTCGTGATTTAGTTACGCAGGTTAAGTTTGATATTAAAATAAATAATGAAAAAATCTGCACATATATAGCTGATTTTACTTACTACGAAAAAAATAAAGACGGTGTTGAAGAATTTGTCGTTGAGGACGCAAAAGGGCTGGAAACTGCGGTTTTTCGCCTAAAAAAGAAACTGATGAAAGCTGTAAATAACATAGAAATAAAGATTTCTAAAAAATAAAGCTTGCAATTGTGAAAAACTTTTCCCATATTGGTCTTAACGAAATCTTCATGGAGACTGATATGACTGATATCGAATCAGTGCGTGAGTCTGATCTGTCTGAACTTTATGTTTTAAAAAAGCAGCTTGAGCAGACAATCTCTGACGCACAACAAAAAGTTAAAATTATTAAAGATGTTCTTGAGTCCAGGTATCTTGAGAGAGCGCAAAATAAATTGCGTCAAGATGGCAAGGACTTTGGTAGCGTGGTTTTGCAGGACAGAGATTTTAGGATTAAAGTCAATGTTCGTAAGAAGGTTGAGTGGGATCCTGATAAAACTATCAGCGTTCTAAACAACATGGACGAAGATACTGCAAGGCACTACGCCACAGTTAAGTACACAATTCCTGAAGCTAAGTTTAACAATGCTCCGCCTGATATTAAGGCAGTGCTGAGTGAAGCTAGAACCGTGCATCTGCAAGGTATTAGCGTTGATTTGGAGAGGGAAGAAGATGCTTAACATTATCACCGCTGAACAAAGATTAAACGAAAAGAAGGGCCATAAGCTTGTGGTTTGTGGCCCCTCTGGGGTGGGCAAGACTTCTCTTGCCCGAACCCTTGACACTTCTAAGACATTATTTATGGACTTAGAAGCTGGAGATGCTGCTATTGAGGGCGTATCTATTGATGTTATCCGCCCACGAACATGGCAAGAGTGTCGTGATTTTGCGGTGTTTCTTGGTGGGCCTAACCCTTCTTTAGGTGAAGAGGCCACATACAGCCAAGCGCATTATGAATATGTTGTGCAGACTTATGGAGATCCTTCAGAGGTTCTGTCCAAGTATGATACCTTATTCGTTGATTCGATTACGGTTGCTGGACGTTTGTGTTTTACATATTGCACTAATCAACCTGAGTGTAAATCAGACCGCACTGGCAAGTTAGATACCAGAGCGGCGTATGGTATGCAGGGCAGGGAGATGATGGGCTGGCTATCACATTTACAGCACATCCGCGATAAAAACGTCATTTTCGTTGGCATTCTTGACGAAAGAGTTGATGATTACGGGCGGCAGATTTATGAACTACAGATTGAAGGTTCAAAGACAGGCCGTGAATTACCTGGAATCGTTGATGAAGTTATTACGATGGCTGTCATGTCTGATGACAATGGAAGCCCGTACAGAGCCTTTGTATGTCAAACGCTGAACCAGTGGGGCTATCCTGCCAAGGATAGGTCTGGTAGGCTCGATCTCCTAGAAGAACCACACCTTGGTAGACTTCTAGAAAAAATGTCAGGCGGTGAGCCACAGGCAGAACGCCCGATGAATTTTGTAAACCCAAATGAAGTAGAGGACGAAACCAATGCTTAATCTAAATGAAATCCCTGTATCTGAAACAAGCAATGAACCATTGCCGCTGATTCCAGATGGCACGATTGTTCGTGGTGTTTTAATGTTTGAAGGGGGCGATCATGTCAAACCTGAGTTTTCTCAAAGCGCTAGATTTTTTAAAAAGTCTCAAAACACTAGTGCTGAGTGGATGCCTATCGCAATGACCATCGTTGGTGGTGAGTATGATAGGCGTAAAGTCTGGCAGAATATTTTTGTTCATGGCGATGCCATTGATGAAAAAACTGGTGTGTCAAAAGCAAGGCTTATTGGGCTGAATACAATTCGTGATATTGTAAACAGCGCACATGGCTTGGATGCAAATGATATGTCGCCAGAAGCGCAAGCTAAACGTCAGATTAATGGCGTTGAAGATTTACAGGGCATGGAAGTGTGTTTTGTAGTTGGTATTGAGAAGTCTAATGACCCTCAGTATAAAGACAAAAACCGTGTTAAGTCTTTCTTGCCAGCAAATAGCCCATCCTTTATTCCGCCAAATTCTTCTGGCGGGGCTTTAGGAGCGCCTACAGCGGCTCCTATGCCTCCAAAGGTGCAACAGGCTATGAACGCACAGATGCCTCCTGCAACGGCTCAAAACGCCAGCAATGCGGGTATCACGCCAGCTTGGGCAAAAAGTTAACTTTAATGGCGTACTAACGGCATCTCCATGATGAGTCGTTAGCTGGTTTGGGTGGCACCAGTGCCGTAAAGCCACCCACCTTAAATTTTACAGAAATACTGGAGGGTAAAAATGGCTGTAAAGAAAACAAATGATACAATTAGCATTCCTGTTTTAAAGCAAGGCCTTATTAAACTGCGTTTAATCGGGCAAACACCAATGTACTTTAACAGCATGTCATCGAAAGCAAAGCGTGATTTACTTGTTGGTTCAGGTCGAAAGACTGCGGCTGAGAAGAAAGAAATCAAGCATAATCCAGAGCAAGAGTTTGTTGAATCCATGCACACTCAAATGAAGGGCGATACGTTATTGTGTTTTCCTGCTGCTGGTGTAAAGGGTGCTATGGCTACTGCCGCACTTGAAACTGCTGGTGTAAACAAGACTAGCGTAAATAGGCTTATCTTCTTGCCGCAGACTAATATCAATATTTGGGGCAAGCCCTATTTGAAAATTGACGTTGTGCGTTCTGCTGACATGAACAAAACTCCTGATATGAGAACTAGAGCCTACCTACCACATTGGTGCGCTGAGATTGAAATCAGGTTTGTTACGCCAACATTTAGCAACAGTTCTATTTCCGCGTTGGTAGCAAATGCAGGACAGTTAGTTGGTCTTGGTGATTTCAGACAGGAAAAGGGTAGGGGTTCTTTTGGGACGTTTACCATTGCTGGTGCTAGTGCAGGTGGCAAGTTTAGCATGGACAAAGAGCATCAGGATACTTGGGATCTTTTAATGAAGGAAGGTCGTGAGGTTCAGGAAGCGGCACGAAATAATCCAGAATGTGCTGATGAAGAAACAGCAGAACTGATGCAGTTCTTGCAAGAAGAGCGGTTGCGGAGGGCTGCTTAAACTATCAGGCGGGGGGAAACCCCCGCCACGGGTTGCGGTTATGTATGGATAGGTCTGGCATGTCGAGGCGGTTGAGTTATGGTCGGGCTTGCTGTGTTTTTATAGGGCAAGTCAGGCAAGTCTAGGCGGTTGAGTCATGTTGCGTTTCGGTTGGGTCGCGTAGGGTTCGGCTGGGTAAGTTCTGGCGGTTGTGGTCCGTTTAATTTTGTTAAGACAAGTTCCGTTGAGTTAAGTCGGTTTAGTTAGGGTTTGTTCGGTTGCGTTGGGTTACGGCAAGGTGTGCTTTGGCGGTTAAGGCTGGATAGGCAAGGCGGGGTTCGGTCCGTCACGGCACGGCTAGGCGCAGTCAGGTTGGGCGAGGCGGTTGAGTTGAGTTTTGTTATGCTGAGATGCGGCTTGGTGGGTTTAGGCGGTTGAGGCGAGGTCAGTTACTCTTAGGTTGGGCTTGTTTCGGTTGGGTCAGGCACGATAAGGCGGTCTCGGTATGTTCAGGTCTGGTAGGGTTACATGGGGTTGGGCATGGCGGTTAACTTTTATTGAAAGGAAATAAAATGA